CGGCATCGGGTGCCAGGCGGCTTTGTGGCGAATGGTGCCAAGGGGTTCGGTCAGTATCGGCGCGGTGGCGGTTACGCTGACACCACGCTGAGAAGCTGGCAGATCCTGCGCCGTGTCGGCAAGGGGCGTCACGCCCTGGAAGTGATGCGGATCCCGCTGGTCACCCCGATCACCGAGCACTACGAGCGCGAGGCCAAGGCGGCGATGAGCCGTGATATGCCCCGCGAAATGCAGCAGGCGCTGCTGCGTCAGCTTCAACTGGAGATTAAATAGGGCTAGGATCCTGATCTCAACAGAAGGAGAGAGCATGATCATCCTGAAAATCGCCGTGGCCCTGCTGATGCTGGCGCTGATCGCGGCAGGCACCTATCAGGGCGGCTGGCTTGGCTTTGCCATTACAGTCGGCATGACGCTGGTACTCAACGGCCTGTTCAACCGATGGGATGCCAGGCGGCAAACCTCAACCACCAAATAACCCGCTTCGGCGGGTTTTTTATTGGACTCACCATGACCAAACGAACCCTTATCCGGCAGGCGCTGGCCGATCGGGTTGGGCTTGAGCTCAACAATGTCCCCGGTGCCAAACCGGTGACCGTGTTTGCCAACCGGCCATTCTCGATTGACCAGGAAGATCTGCCGGTTGCCTTCTGCTACATGATGGAGGGCACCCCCTCCGAGTATGCGCTCGACAAGCCAGGCGACAGCGCCCAGCTGATGGTGTCGCTCTACGTGATGGAGAGCAACCAGGCCGATGCCGAGCTCGATGTGCTGGCTGAAAACCTCGACCCGCTGGCCGGAGATAACCTGAACGGCCTGCTTGATGAGGGGCTGGAGCTGGCCAACTGGAGTTATGGCATAGACGAACAGGGCACCGGGCTGGCCAGCCTGACCCTGACCTTTAACGCAAGTTGGAGCAATAGCTGATGACCGATACCAATAAAACCGTCAAGGGCGCAGGCACCGAGCTCTATATGGCCAAAGTGCCGGGGCCGACCAAGCCGAGCATCGCCACCGCTGATTCAGTGGTGCGGCTGGCGGATATCAAAGAGCTGACCCCGCCGGATATGTCGGTCGAGACAACCGAAGAGAGTTATCTCGATGCGGCCAACCCGGACTGGAAAGAGAAAACCCCAGGCCAGAAAGATGCGGGTCAGCTGGGCTTCACCCTGGCATGGAAACCGGATGACGCGGCCCAGAAAACCCTGGTCACCGAGTTGGGCGGCGAACTGCGCTGGTTCCTGATCAAGTACCCGAACGGCAAGGTGGATGGCTTCTACGGCTTTATCTCCAGCATCGGCAAGCCGATCGCTATCAAGGAGACCATCACCCGCACCGTGAAGGTGGATCTCTCCGGCAAGCCGTCTCTGGCCGAAGAGGATGCGGCATGAGTGCCCTGGTTGCCCGCCGCACTCTGACGCTCACCAGCAAGGTTGGCTCTGAAAAGGTAGAGCTGCAGCAGCTCAACGGCCTGCAGCTGTTTGACTATCAGGCGGCGCTGCTCTCCGTTGACTGGCCGAAGGTGGAAGAGAAAGCCAGTCAGCGCGAGCAGCAGAAAACCCTGCTGGCCATTCACCGCATCACCTACGAGCTGAATCTGCTGCTGGCCGCGATGGGGCTGCACCACAAGCACCCCGAGCTAGATATCGAGCAGATGAAAGCCTGGGTGCTGGCCCATTACCCTGACTCGGCCCATGTGCTGCGTATGGCGATGGCAGTCAAGGAGATCAGCGGGCTGGCCAGCCTCGCCAAGGCGGATGCCGATGATGCGGAAAAGCCGGAGCCGGTTGACCCAAAAAAAGATTAGAGGGGGAGCGCCAGCGGGTCATGATGATGGCCCGCCAGTGCCGCCGCCTGGACTGGCGGCGAATGCTGAGCGAGATCAGCAGCACCGAGTATATCGAGTGGTGCGGCCACTTCGCCGAATACCCGTTCGATTACCTGATCGGCCAGTATGAAATGGGGCAGATCTGCTACACCAATCTGCTGCCGCACCTTGGCGCAGATAACTGCCCAGCCCCCTCTGATTTTTACTACAACCGCCCTGAACGCCCAGAGCAGAGCAGTGACGATGTGGCCGCGCTCGCCGCCACCATCCCCGGTGTGGAGTCCTTTACATGACAACCCAGATTGCCGATCTGCGGGTGCTGCTCAGTGCTGACCCCAGCAAGCTGAACGCCGATGTGCGCTCGGCTATCGGGGTGCTGAAAAGCTACGCGCAAGACGCCAAGAATGCCGAAGATGCCACCTTCAATTTTGGCCGCTCGTTTAATGACACCGCTGACCTGCTATCCAACAAGTCCATTGCCATCGTGCAGGGCTTCAACGTGGTGCAGGGGGCGGTGCTCGGCCTGACCGGTACGGCGGTCGGTCTGGCGGCCTCCGTCAGCTCACTGGCTGCCACTGGCAAAGAGCTTGAGCAGATGGCCCTGAAAGCGGGGGTGTCGGTCGAGACGATGCAGGAGCTGGCCTATGCCACCGAGCAGTACAACGTCACCGGCGATCAGCTGGCCGACATGCTCAAGGATGTGCAGGACAAGCTCGGCGACTTCTCGGCAACGGGCGGCGGCGAGTTCAAAGACTGGATGGAGAACATCGCCCCCAAGGTGGGGCTGACCATCAGCAAGTTGCAGCAGATGGCGGGGCCGGAGGCGTTGATTGCCGTCCAGAACGCCATGGACGCGACCAACGTCTCGGCCAGCGAGCAGATCTTTTACCTCGAATCCATCGCCAACGATGTCTCTACCCTGCAGCCGCTGCTGCGCAACCACGGGGCCGAATTGCAACGGCTGACCGGCCATTACCGCAGCCTCAACGTGGCGCTGTCGGAGACCGATATCAGCCAGCTCAAAGAGCTGGATCAGAAGCTCAAGGACATCAGCCTGCGTCTGCAAAGCTCGTTTGCCCAGGGGGTGCTGGGCGCCTCTGTGCAAATCGACTGGCTATCCGAAAAGCTCGGCTATGCCGTGAGCTACTGGGGCACCCTGTTTGATAGTTGGGCGGATAACCCCCGCACCATAGACGGCATGAGCCGCCGTCTCGGCAACCTGCGCGAGGAGCTCAAAGATCTGGACGACCAGATCAAAGAGACCTCCAACCAAAAGGAGTTCGGCGGGGTTAGCCTGCTCGATGCCGTCCTTGGTAACACGGCTGGCCGCTCGGCCCTGCCTGAGCTCCAGCAACGCCGCGCCGAGATTGAGGCCGAGATCGACCGAATTCAGGAGGCGTATGACCAGAAGCGCTTCGGGATTGGTGAGCAGCCTGAGTATCAGCCGCCAGAGCCGGTCAGCTCCCGCGATACCAGCGGCGAGACCCAGAAGCTGCTGGAGCAGGGGGAGAAGCGGATCGCCACCCTCGATATGCAGTACGCCAACGAGCTCGAAAAGTTGCGGCTGGCCCATGAAGATCGGCTGACCGAGATCGACAACCTGCAACTGAGTGAGGCCGAGCTTCGCCGCCGGGGCTATGAAAGCCTGGCGGAGCTGCAGGAGGAGTACCGCTTGAAAGAGGCGGATCACTTCGCCCAGGAGCAGGCCGAGTACATGGCCAAGCAGGAAGAGGCGATCGCCAAGGAGCTGGAGGCTGACCAGCGCAAGCAGGAGCAACTGGCCGAGCAGGAGCGTCAGCGGATTGAGAAGCAGAAGAACCTGCAGCAGCAAGCCGCCCGCGACATGCTCAGCTTTACCAGCCAGACCATCGGCCTGACTACCGACATGCTGTCACAGTCCGGCAAGGAGCAAACCGGGGTGATGAAGGCGCTGTTGGCCGCCCAGAAACTGATGGCGATCCCGTCTATCTATATCGCCGGTCAGCAAGCGGCCGCCGGTGCCGAGGCGTTTGCCGCCCTGACTGGCGGCCTGATGGGGGCAGCTGCTGCCCGCAAGCTGATCGAGGCACAAACCATGCTCTCGATCGGCATGGTGGTAGGCACCTCGATCGCCGGTATGGCCCACTCAGGGATTGAGGAAATCCCGAGCGAGGGCACCTGGCTGCTCGACAAGGGGGAGCGGGTTTACACCAACAAATCAGCTCAGCGCATCGACCAGATGTATGACCAGCTGATGAGTGGCGGCGGTGGCGCTGCCGCCGCGGGTGCCGTGTTCGAGCAGCACCTGCACTTTAGCTCAGACATGACTGACGATGACCGCAATGCGGTTATAACCGCCGCTGCAAAGCAGGGATACCAGATGATGCTTGAGGACTTTAGCAGCTATGGCAAAGGCCGAAAAATGTTGGGGTGATGATGGAAACTTATGACTGGCCCGCCGAGTTCCGGGTGCGCGAGAACACCCTGGCGCTGCAAACCAACCACCGCATCTTTGAAAACCCTTGGGGCGGTAGCGAACAGGTCGCCAGCACCCCTGGCAGCAAATGGCTGATGGAGCTGACCATGGGCCGGATGGAGGCGGACATTGCCAGCCGCTTTGAGACGTTTATCGCCCAGCTGGACGGCCCATCCAGCCGGGTGCGGCTGTGGGACTTTGCCCATCCGATCCAGCCGGTGCATGGCGCCCCCATCGTTAGCGAGGCGCTGACCATGCGCACCAGCTTTACCAGTCGGGGCTGGACACCTTCTACCCTGGTGCTGCGCCGTGGCGACTGGATCCAGATCGGTGACGAGCTAAAGCGGGTGGTGGCGGATGTGCAATCCGATCTCTCCGGCGCGGCCACGGTGCGTGTTGCGCCGATGCTGCGCAACAACTACCCCAGCGGCACCACTCTGATGGTTGCCCGCCCGATGGGGGTGTTTCGCCTGGATGGTGCGGGTGCTGGCAAGTCGCGCCGGTTGAACGCCAGGGTGCGTGACCTTGGCACCATCAAGTTTGTGGAGAGCTTCTATCCATGATTGTCGGCCTTGATCCCGATGTGATGGCCGCCCTTAACCAGCCCCATGTGTCGGCGCTCTATGCGCTCAAGCTGGATCTGGTGAGCGGCATCAGCCGCATTCACTCCGGTCTCGGTGAGCTGGTGATCGGCGGCGAGACCTATTACGGCGTGGGCTCGATGGGGGCAGTCAGCCCCCAGAAAGAGCAGCTGTCCACCTCGCCAACCAAGCTGAATGTCAGCCTCTCCGGGCTCGATGACAGCATGCTGGCCGAAGTGATGCGCGAGCGCATCGTTGACCGGATGGCCTGGCTCTATCTGGTGGTGATCGGCCCCGGCGAGGTGCCGCTCAAAGCCTGCCTGCAATTCAAGGGGCGCATCGCCCAGACCCCCATCAAAGCGGGCAAGACCAACACCATTCAGCTCACCATCTCCAACATCTTCGAGGATTGGCAGAAGGGGCTGAACATGCGCAACACAGATGAGAGTCACCGCCGGTTGTACCCAAATGATCGCTTCTATCGCTTTCAGAACGAGATGGCCGACCGCTCCATCTACTGGGGTAGCAAAAAAGACGCCCCAGGCTTTGTTTATAAGGACTGACATGCGCCATCCAGATTGGCAAATCCGCATCATCACCACCATCAAGGCCGCTCAAGAGCGGCCTTTTTGTTGGGGTGAAAATGATTGCTGCCTGTTCGTGGCGGATGTCTGTCGGGCTGCCTGTGACAAAGACCCTGCGGCAGCCTATCGCGGCCGCTATAGCACAGAGATTGGCGCCAAGAGGGTGCTCGCCAAAACCCATGGCGATATCCCCGCCGCCCTCGATGCGCTGTTTGAGCGGATCCCGGTAGCGATGGCCCAGCGCGGTGATGCCCTGGTGTTTGACGGCCCGCAGGGCCAGACCGCCGCCGTGATGTGGGCCGGTCAGGTATGGGCCATGACCGAGCAGGGCGCCCGCCCCATTCCTGACGCTGTTCCCCTGTTTGCCTGGAGAGTCGAGTAATGCCTGCTGCTGCTATCCCTGTCATTGCCGGTGTTGCCGCTGGTGCCGCATCAACCCTGGTTGTTACCACTGCAACGGCCATCGCCATCGGCTCAGCAGTGATGAGCGCCACCATGATGCTCACCATGAAAAAGCCCAGCCTCGGTGACTACACCAGCGCCAGCGAGCGCAGCCAGGTATTGCGGGCCGCTGCCAGTGACAAGAGCTGCGTCTATGGTCGGGTGATCTCCTCCGGCTTGATGAGCTTTGCCGCAGAGGAACCCGGCGAGCAGGACGAAGGCGAATGGCTGCACCTTGCCCTGGTACTGTCTGGCACCAAGCTGACCCGCATCGGGGATATCTGGCTCGGTGATGACGTGATCGGCACCTATGGCGATCTGGTCAGTTGGGAGCTCCATATAGATCGCCAGACGGCAGACCCGTACCTGCTTGATAAGTGCGCCGACTGGAAGGCTGACATGATCGGCCAGGGGATTACCTGGCTGCGCCTATCGCTCAAGTTTGACGCCGAGAAGTTCCCCGCCGGTCTGCCCAATATCAAGGTCGAAAAATTCGGCAAGGAGGTCTGGGATCCCCGCGATAACAAGTGGAAATGGAGCGACAACAGCGCCCTGGTGATCCTCGATTACTACCGCAGCTGGCTAGGGGTGCCAGATGACGAGATCCGCATGGACGAGTTTATCGTTGCCGCCAATATCTGTGACGAGATAGTCACGGTGGCAGATGGCAAGGTGGAGCCGCGCTATACCACCAACGTGGAGTTCGACCTGACCGAGCCCCGCGCCAAGGTGCTGGAAGCCCTGCACATGGCATGCTGTGGCCAGCCGACCTATATTGGCGGCCAATTCGGTATTCTGGCCGGTGCCTACTATGGCCCCGCCAGTGACGAGCTGCGCCCCTATCAGCTGATAGGGGATCTGGAGCTGCTGCCAGAGCCATCGAGCAGCGACAAGATCAACCAGGTGGCAGGCACCTTCGTTGACCCGATCACCTTCAAAAAAACCGACTTCCCGGCGGTTATCGTGCCGCAGTGGGTGGAAGAGGATGGCGGCCAGCCGCTGCTGGAAGATCTCGATCTGCGCTGTGTTACCAGCGAGCACCAGGCCCAGCGCATCGCCAATATCATCCTGCGTCAGCGCCGCGCTGCCAGCACTGTGACTTGCTCGGTTAACCTATCTGGCTGGCGCTATCGCCCCGGCCAGACCATCCGGTTTTATCTACCGGCCATGGGCATCAACGGCCCAGAGTATCGCGTCACAGATTGGTCATTCAGCCTGGATGGTGGGGTGGATCTCACCCTGCGCGAGGATTCGCCCGATTTTTGGGCCGATGCCATCGGCAAACCGATGGAAAGACCGACAATAACCGAGCTGCCAACCGGTGGCGTGGCCATGCCGGATCAGCTGCGCTATGAAGTGGAGCAAGTCGGTGAGGTGATCCAGGGGGTGCTGTCCTGGCGCAACGTCGGCACCATCGCCTACAACCAGGTGATCATCCAGCGCCTCGACCCGGACCAGCCCCCGCAAGTCGTGCTGACGGCCCAGGTGCCCGGGCAGTCGTGCCGGGTGAATGGTCTGGCCGCCGGCAACTATGTGGGCCAGGTGCGGGCGATTGCCATGACCGGCGCCCCATCGCCGGTGGCGTCGGTGTCCTTCACCATCGCCGTACCGGCCATCCCCGTGGGGGTGGAGGTCGAGGCGGGCAACTGGTCGCTGGCGTTCCGTCCGGTGTTCACCGGCGGCCAGTCCTACGGCACCCTGTGCGAATGGTGGTGGAGCAAGGTGCAACTGCCCCTGGCCGAGGTGCAGGCCAAGGCCACCCAGGCGGGCCTGGGCGCGTACATGACGTTCCAGGGCTTGCAGCCTGACACCACCTATTACGTGTGGCTGCGTGCCGTCAACGCCTACGGCAAATCCGGCCTGTTCGCCGCCAGCGGGAAAACCACCTACGACGCCGCCTCCATTCTCGACATCTTGGATGGGGAGATCGGTGGCGAACACCTGCGTGAGGAGCTGCGCCAGCCCATCGAGCAGATCGCGGACATCGTTGACCAGGCGATCCCAGACATCATTGGAAAACTGGAGCTGGTCGAGCGCGAGTTCACCGATTTGAGCGAGACGGTCGCGCCGATTGCCGAGCGAGTGCCGGTGATCGATCGGGAGTTGACTGGGCTGGGGTCTGCCCTGGCCGCGCTCGATGAGCGGGCGAC